GCGTTAAACCCTGTAATGCGCCAGAAGTGATACCGCCAATCGCCCCTGCTTTCAGGCTGTCTTTTAGGTTATTTCCTGCAAGCAATGAACTACCTGCTCCGGCAACAAACCCAGACACAGCGGCAGTTCCTATCGCTGACTTTACACCTAATGCTGTAGCCGCTGCGGGACCAAGCGTCATAAACAACGCCGCTGAAATAACAACCTTGCCAATGGTACTACTGGCAAACTTCTTGACGGCCTTCCCTATCTTTTTAAATACTTTACTTAAAGAGAAGAACTCAGGTAAGCCTGTGCGTGGGTTGATTGTCCCTGCACCACCTTTGTCCTTCAGCATCTTCATCTCAGCCGGCGTGACATGGGCAAGCATCGTATCGCCGTTTCGGCCCAAACTAGCTATGCCCCCCATCGCAAAACCTTGTGGTGCTCTGGCCTGTGCTCCAGAGGTCGCTCGGATTTCATCTAACGCCATGTTCAACGCACCAAAGAACTCTGGGTCAAAGGTCTCAGGAAGCATGTCATCAGGCATGTCTTGTGTTTTGTAATGCGCTCGAATCTCGTCGTAACGCTCAGGAGACGCAAGTATCTCATCGACCATGTCGTTAAGTACGTCAAGCACTTCAACGGGTAGTTCGAGATCGCGTAGCTCTGCTTTGAATTCTGCAACGGCCATCGGATCGGCTTCAGCCGCCGTGGCAAGGAGGGTCTCATTGACTTCTGACGCAGGTATCTGCTCCCGCATCTGCTCGATAACGGTGAAATCTTCTATAGTTGGGGAAGGCATAGTTCCCGACATCGCTTCAGCCATGTTATATCCTTTGTTTAGCTATGGGGCCACACAGGACCGCACGTCGGGAGACGTGAATTTTCTTAATTATGACCGCTTACTTAGTCCCTGTCTACTTCAAGATAGGACAGGTAAAAAGTGGCATTTGCCTGCGAAGAGATAACCTTCAACACATTGCCTGTCTCTAATATACACGGGACTCCTGCAAAGACATCAACCGTAGCATCGGCGGCCAAGGCCTGCTCTTTGTATAAAAACACAGCAGAACCCGCCGCCGAATCGTACTGTTTAACACTTATGTCTGCTGGATTGTTATCCGCGTTAGTTACCCTAAGCGACTTAATGATCGCTGTATTGGCAGCAGGGACCGTGTAGACAGTGGTTTCCGTCGCGGCGGCAGGTATCAGACGTTGCTGTAGGTACTTGTCAGCCATTTAAGTTCCTTCAAACCATGCGCGTGCGTTACTCGTCTGCTGCGTGACTATGGGCGTGTAACTGCTATTAAGTTGTAAGACGATCTGCTCAAGAGACCGGACCAACTGGTCAAACTGCTGTGGGCTGTAATCACCTTGTGCCGCGTTGGGCAAACGTACATTTGCAATTTTACTCATCTTAATCCGTCCGGTTGGATGTCAACTCGCAGCGTTCCGTATCGCCAATTAGCATTGACCGTGGAGCTAGTAATCTTCAGGGCTATCTGTCGCCCACGAGCACGTGTATCTACCTTTTGCGTGGTAGGCGTAATCGTATACGGGTCCAAGGAGCTAGGGTTGGCGGTAGCCTGAGGATAGGCGCGTAGCAAAAGGTTAACTGTAATGTTTTCTGCTTGGTCTTTGAAATCGGGTATAAACCGCTTCATGTAAACCATTTCTTCGCCATCACCTAGATCAAAATAACCTGACTCGATAAACGCCAAAATAGCCGAACCATCCGCCTGATTAAGACCGTCTTCCTGATTGTAAACAAGACTCCTGCCGGCGGTCAGGCCATAAATAGTCGTTATAGTAGACGCGGTGTTGTCTTTAAGATATTCACTGGCGATGGGTTTACTAAAGGAGTCCACATCCTGCCACGAGGTACGTGCCAAAGAGCCAATCGACCACACGTTTTCAAGGTAATTATAAGTGACATTGCGGTCCACAAAATCAGACCCAGCCGAGCAATAAAACCATGTAATTTCGTTATAGTCGGAGTTTAAAGCCGCATACACCTTATCTTCCTGAATCAGATTAATGTCACCAAACACGTAGTCTTGGACCGTACATGGCAGTTTCTTTACCGTACCGTCAAAGGCGTAGAATGCTTCATGGCCGAGCCATAAAGCTAATCCATTCACGTCAACAGCGGCGTGTGGTCCTAAAGCGCCACAGTTGCTACCGAGCTGTTGGAAACCAAATGTGTAAGGAGGGCCAATGTACTGCATACCATGCAGTGAGGTATCCGTGAAAATAAGCACCTGACCACGTGATCGGACCGCCGTCATTATTCTGTTGCCGTCCGATAACTTTTGACCGCCTGCCGTGTTGGTTACTTTTTCCGTGAACTCATTGATGTTTTCTTGGTCCGAGAACCGCACAAACAACGGGTCCTGAGTTGTTGGATCGCCCACGGTGGTCTCTGTACCAAAACAAACTAAATGCCTGTCAGGGGATGTAATTAGAGCAAACGTGCTTTTAGTAGGTGCTCCTGAAACAGCTATTGCGCGTTGATCTGTCCCATCATCGGGACTCCACTTGTAAATAGAGCCATTGACCGCCTGCATAATTAGCACTTGACCAAATTGATCAAATGTCCAAATCCGTGCAAAAATAGTCGGTTGGGCCACAACTGTCCTTGCCGTGCCCCACGTCCCTGCACTCCACGTTCCAGTTCCCCAACCGAAGTCAAAAAAGCTCCGGTCAGCACCGATGTTAATTTGATAGGCCCCAACAATGGACCCGCCGCCATTGCCTGTGTCCGAGCCGTTAGCTACAACAGGGGCTGTGATCGTATAAGTAGAAGAAGTAAGTACCTCAGTGATCTCGTATTCAGCGTTTAGAATAGCCGCAGTAATGTTGCCACCCAAACTTGATGCACCAGAAAACGTAACAAAGTCTCCGGTGTCTGCGCCGTGAGCCGTGTCTGTTACGGTAATGACAGCCGATCCGTTAACGGCGGCAAAAGTAACTGCGCCGGCTCCTGTAGTTTCTCGAAGCGGTGTAATATCAGACCATGCGCCGCCTACTGATACATAAATTTTTCGATTAGTACCTACGGCTAAGTAAGGCGTTCCAGCATTGTTGTTCCATGAAAAAGTTTCGCTGGCAAAACCAACAAGGTAGTTGGGTGCGCCGTTAAAGTAAGTCCAGCCACCTAACTTTTCAGGTAGGCCAAACCGAAAACGGACGTTGTCACCGTCCGTAAATCCACCTTCTGCGCCGTATTCAGTATTTTGCTTATCAATGCCGGGCTTTAGTGCAAGTCTGAAATATGCCATAACTAGTCGTCCAAATACTTGCCTGTTCGTATCATTTCGGTAAGCTCTACTGATCTGCTCCCGACTTGTCTAGCCCACTTGGAATCTAAGAACTCGTCACTTGCAGTTTCGTAATCCGCTTCTTCCATAGCCGCCAAAGCGCGTCGAAACCCTCGTAACCTTGATCCGACGCCCAAGTTATACCCTAAGTCTATCATGGCGTCTTTACGGACGTCATCCAGTAAAGAAAACCAAGGGTATTGTGAGCTTAACTCTTTAATGACCCGTTCTATATCATTTTCAAGAAGGTACTGTACTTCATCATCAGACAAACCTATACCGTTTTCAGGATCAATATTACGACCCATACCTATAGTCCAATAACCGGCAGGGCATTTGTAAGCTAAATGCCGTCCATTAGTCTTAACCTCGCCCTCATGGCGTTTTAGCATCTCGATTAACTTTTCCATTTATTTTTTTCCACTAGACCCGCCGTAATAGAACGCCGCCGCCGTTCCCAGAATCCCGCTTAACTGACCGAGCACTAGGCTAATAATTGTCTCATCATTCTGATCGTGAGGCATCATTGTGACCATAAGCACAAACGCGCCATACAGAATAAGTGTTAATACAGAAAAGAGTTTAGGAGTTAGGTCAGTAGAAAAGGCTGCTCTTGCATCTTTCCGGTCTTCGACCTCAGTTTTAAAAGACTCTAAGTCAATCTCCATTTCTTTAATGCGATTCTTAAACTCAGCGTCCGCTTGCTTTACGATAACCGCTTTGTCTGGCTCCCGCTCGATTAGGTCTTCAATCTCATTAGCGGTGGTTG